ATTTAGCAAGACCTGTTTACTATATTCAGTTTTTAAAAGATATTCAGAAATTTTTAAAATGTGTTTGCTTTAAGTGTAGCAAACTATTAATAAGTAAAGAAAAATATAGTCAAGCACTCAAACTTGTTGGAGAACACCGCTGGAAATATGTATCAAAATTAGCAGCTGATGTCAAACGATGTGGTGAAGACACTGATAATGGTTGTGGATGCTTACAACCCAATAAAATTAGAAAAGAAGGTCTTGCTACTATTTTTGCTGAGTGGAAAAATGATAATCAAGGCGAAGGAGAAGAAGCAACAATTGTTATAAAACTTACACCAGAAATGGTTCTAAAAATATTTAAAAGAATATCAGATGAAGATGTATCATTTATGGGATTTAGTCCAATTTGGTCTCGTCCTGACTGGATGATTTGTCAAGTAATGTCAGTTCCTCCTCCATCAGTTAGACCATCTGTAAAACATGACGCACAACAACGGTCTGAGGATGATTTAACTCATATTTTAGTAAATATAATTAAAACTAATAAAACACTTCAAGAAAAAATTCAAAACAATGCTCCAGCAAATGTTATTGATGACTGGACAACCGTTTTACAATATTATGTTGCTACTCAAGTTGATAATAAAATTCCTGGAGTAGCATCTGTAGCTCAGCGCTCTGGAAGACCTTTGAAATCAATTAAAGACCGCTTAAATGGAAAAGGTGGAAGAATGAGAGGAAACTTAATGGCTAAGCGTGTTGATTTTAGTGCGCGTTCAGTTATTACAGCTGACCCTAACATTTCTATAAAAGAGCTTGGAATTCCTATGAAAATTGCCAAGAATATTACAAAACCTGTGACAGTTAATAAACTTAACAGACTGTTCTTGATGAAACTAGTACAAAATGGTCCGGAGATTTATCCTGGAGCAAAAATGTTAGAAAAGAAAAATGGTGAAGTTATTACTTTGCGATATGTTGATAAAAAATCGCTCGTTCTAGAAGAAGGTGATATTGTACACAGACATATGATGGATGGTGATGCAGTGTTGTTTAATAGACAACCTACACTTCACAGAATGTCAATGATGTGTCATATTGCTAGAATTATGCAGCGAGGTGACACCTTTAGAATGAATGTTGCAGACACAAAACCGTACAATGCCGATTTTGATGGGGATAGACATATGTAAAAAAACATTTTGTCCCCAACAGGGAGCGTTAAAAACGTGTAACTCCCTAGTTAATTGATTCTTAATAAAAAAGCACTTAAAAATAAAATATAGTATTATTATAAATGGAACTGTCAAAACATTTAGAACTATCAAATACAATTTTAGATGAACCAACAAAAAGATATTGCGAAATATATAAAATAGTAAATCTTTCAAATGGTAAGATATATGTAGGACAAGCAGTGTCGCATATATTGAACCATAAAAGATATAGACCTTATGGACACGAAGGACGATTTAGATGTCACATATCAGAAGCATTTTCAACAAAAAAAAATCAATCACATTATTTAAATAATGCCATTAGAAAATATGGTGTTCACGATTTTGTGGTTGAATTAATTGAGTTTTGTGAAATTATTAATGCTAATGAACGTGAGATACACTACATTAAGGAATTAAATAGTTTATTTCCTAATGGATACAACCTTAAAAATGGTGGAAGTGTATTTACTCATAGTGATGAAAGCAAGAAACGCGTGTCTAATGGTGTAACAAACTATTATAAAGATAAAAAATTTGAACGGTTTAAAAATATCAAACATATAGATGATGATATTGAAAAATATATTAAACCGTTAAAAAGAAATAATTCGCAATATGGTTGGTACGTTTATATTGATAGAATAAAAGCAGATTTTGGAGGAGTTCACATTTTATTAGATGAAAGTAAAACAAGTGCGATAGAATTTATAAATAATTTAAAGAATCAATTAGCAAAACACCTTGATGCGGGGAGTCCCTTAGAGCCTATCTAGTTTAATAAATTAGAGAACCACTACTAAGTTTGTGTAGGAAACTTCACAAATGGCCGAGATATAGAACTCGGGTATAGTAATAATGTGGAGGATTGGGTAATCCGCAGTGTTACTTCCTAAAGTCGTTTGGTAGACTATGGAAGGCATTCAGAGACTGAACGGGTGTTGGTAGGTGATGAAGGATTAGCCATCCTGAGCTTGCTTAAGATACAGTCCGGCCCTTTGGGAAACCTTAGGGAAATTCACGGAAATGAATTTACATATGCCTCAGGACCCGGAGTCTGAGGCAGAATTGAGAAACTTAGCGGCTGTGCCATATCAAATAATAAGCCCCGCAAATAATAAATCAATTATTGGTATTTATCAAGATTCAATGCTTGGTTGTTACCAATTTACAAGAGAAAAAGAATATACTAGAGGTTCTATAAGCGTAAAAGAAGGAATTCGTTTTGAACCTAGAGAAGCAATGAATTTATTAATGATGTTTGATAGGGTAAATGAAACTAAATTATTAGAAAATTCATTAAAAGAAGGCGGAATTACAAATTTTGATATTTTAAGTCAAATTATGCCTCCGTTATCATTAAAATATAAAACAAAGTCGTTTAAAGATGATAAAGATGAATTTAGTACGTCAAATAAAGTATTAGAAATTAAAAATGGCGAGTATATTCGAGGTCAAATGGATAAAGGTGTTTTAGCTGATGGAACCAAAGGTCTTTTACATCGTTCTTGTAATGATTTTGGAAATATGGCATCTGCGAAATTTATTGACGACCTACAAAATATTATTACTGAATATATGAAATCAAGCAGCTTTAGTGTTGGTATTAGCGATTTAATTTCTGATGAAAAAACCAAAAGTGAAATTATTGAAGTAATTACAAGAAAAAAAACAGATGTAAAAAATTTGATTGACCAAGTTCAAATTGGAATATTTGAAAATAATACTGGAAAAACAAATGAAGCTGAATTTGAAACCCAAGTAAATAATATTCTTAACAAAGCAACAGATGAATCAGGTAAAATAGGCAGAGAAAAATTAAGTAAAACTAATGGATTTGTTACGATGGTTAATTCTGGTTCAAAAGGTTCTGATTTAAATATTTCATTTATGATTTCTTGTCTTGGTCAGCAAAATGTAGACGGAAAACGTATTCCATATGGATTTGAACACAGAACATTACCTCATTTTACAAAATATGATGATTCTCCAGGTGCTCGTGGATTTGTTGAAAGTTCATATATTAACGGCTTAACTCCTCAAGAATTATTCTTCCACGCTATGGGTGGTCGTGTAGGTTTAATTGATACAGCTGTTAAAACATCTACAACTGGATACATCCAAAGAAAACTAATTAAAGGTTTAGAAGACCTTATGGTTAATTATGATATGACTGTTAGGACAAATAAAGGTAAAATAGTTCAATTTTCATATGGAGAGGATAATATTGACACAACTAAAGTTGAAACACAAAATTTACCAATTGTTAATATGAGCACTCAAGATATTTTCGCACATTTCAATATTCCAGAGGAACCAGGAAAAAACAAAACATTATCACATATATTTCTAAAAAATACAATGTCAAGATACAAAAAACAATCAGTACAAATGTTAGAATATTGCTCTAAGTATACAAATATGATGATAAAAATGAGAGATGATATTATTAAAAATGTGTTTGGTAATAAAGGTGACAGTGGTGTAAGTTGTCCAGTTGCCTTTTCATATGTTATTGGAAATATTCAAGGACAAACAAATATTACAAGCTCATCATTAGTTGATATTACTCCAGTTGAGGCATTTGAATTAATTGAAAGAACATATGATAATTTATTAAAAATTCATTATGCTCCACCAACATTATTGTTCAAAACATTATACTACTATTATTTATCTCCAAAAGATTTATTAATTATCAGAAGATTCAATAAAAATGCTCTAATAATATTGTTAGATACAATTACTCTTGATTATAAAAGGTCAATTGTTACACCTGGTGAAATGGTTGGAATGATTGCTGGACAAAGTATTGGAGAAGTTTCAACACAAATGACACTTAACACATTTCATTTTGCTGGTGTTGCTTCAAAATCCAATGTTACTCGTGGAGTACCAAGAATTGAAGAAATATTGTCTTTGTCTGAAAATCCTAAAAATCCATCACTAACTATCTTTTTAAAACAAGAAGACGAAACACAAAAAGACAAGGCACAATCAATTATGTATATGTTAGAACACACCAGATTAGAAGAAGTTGTTAAATCTGTTGAGATATGTTTTGACCCAGATAATTTATCATCTCTTATTGAACAGGACAAGACCACAATTGAACAATTTAAAGCGTTTGAAGATATGGTTGATGAATGTATTGATTCAAGTTTATCAAATGACGAAAATGAAAAATCTAAATGGATTATCAGAATGGTAATGGACCCAGAAGTTATGCTTGAAAAAAATATAACTATGGATGATATTAATTTTACATTAAAAAATTCTTACGATTCGCAAATTACGTGTGTGTTCTCAGATTTTAATGCGGATAAATTAGTTTTTAGAATTAGAATGAATGAAGTAATTAAAATATCATCAAGCAGAAGTGCTCAGAAGAAAACTAAAGTTAATCCATTGGACCAATCAGACCATATTTATATTTTAAAGAATTTCCAAGACCAATTACTACAAAATATTGTTTTAAGAGGCATAAAAGGAATTGATAAGGTTATTCTTCGTAAAGTTAAAGATACAGTATTTGAAAAAAATGGAATATATAAAAAAGAAGATATTTGGGTTCTTGATACAGTTGGAACAAACATGCTTGATGTGTTAGCACTTGATTATATTGATAACACGAGAGTCGTTAGTAATGATATAGTTGAAGTTTTTAATGTGCTTGGAATTGAAGCAGCAAGACAAACTATTTTAAATGAATTAGTAGAAGTTATTTCGTATGATGGTACATATATTAATTACCATAATTATTGTGTTTTATGTGATAGAATGACAGCCACAAGCAAGTTAATTTCGATATCAAGACATGGAATTAATAATGATAATATTGGTCCAATCGCAAAGGCATCATTTGAAGAAACACCTGAAATGTTTTTGAAAGCAGCTAAACACGCTGAACTAGATAATATGCGTGGAGTATCCGCAAACGTGATGTGTGGTCAAGAAGGATTTTTCGGAACTAGTTTATTTCAAGTTGTTCTTAATATTGAAGAAATGATGGCACTAGAAGCAGTTAGTGAATATAAACCTGTTGATGATTCAGAAGAGATTGAAAATTTCTTTGGAAAAGTAGAAAATCCATTAGATGCTTGTAGTAGAGATAACTTATTAATTCAAAATAATGTTTCTAATATCAAAACTATAGATATGGGTGATGATAATAACTATAATCCTGGATTTTAAAGTAAATAAAAAAATTAAGATATAAATATTAACTATTAAATATTATTAAAAAATATGAATACATTTTTTTTAATAATAAAAAAATATTTTAAAATAACTAATAATACTTTTCAAAATTTAGACTCACTACAAAAGATTATTTATTTTTTATTTATATGTAAAAAAGAATATTCTATAGAAATTAAATTTAAATATTTTATTGATGAAATAAATAATATTTTTCTTACAGAAGAACAAAAAGAAGATTTTATAAATGTTTTTTGTAAGATTCAAAACACATATTTCGCATTATCACGATTTGCTTACGTGTATAAGTATAAAAAGGCTAAAATAGTGGTTGATTTCGATATGTGTTTA